AGATAATGTCATTGGTATATCAACAGAAACAAATGAAGAGAGAACAAAAAAAACAAGAGTAGATTCTGAATATCCATACAATCAAGTAAGAGAAACAGAAAGTGGTCATATACAAGAATATGATGATACACCTTATGCTGAAAGAATTATGGAATATCATAGAACAGGTACTTTCTATGAGATAGATGCTGACGGAAATAAAATGACAAGAGTCACAGGAAATAATTACGAGGTCATTGCTGGTTCTGATTATGTCAATGTAAAAGGAACTGTCAATCTTACAATAGATGGAAATTGTAACACATACATAAAAGGTAATTATAATGTTCAGATAGACGGAAACAAATCTGAAAGAATTGGTGGTACTTACAAACAATCTGTGGCAGGTGATGCAAATGAAACTTTTAGTTCTACTTACAAAGCTGAGTATAAAGGATTAAATGAATTTAAACATACTGGTGATTGGAAAGAATTTAAAGGTGCGAACTTTTATGCTAGACATGATTCAGGTACTGACTTCAGTTGTCCAAGTGACCCACCAAGAACAAGTGGTGAAGATTGCACTGACTTGAACACTCCAGAAACCCCATAGGAGATTATCATGGCTAAAGGAAGAAAACAAACAACAGCACATATACATGAGCCTACTTTTAAAGGTACTTCGATTGGTAGAAAACCAATTACTTCTACAATGAATAAAAGTAAAAAAAGAAGTTTTAAAAAGTATAGAGGGCAAGGTCGTTAATGTGTTATAAATAATTGACATAGGAGAAAAAATGGCTACAGGTAATTTAAAATACGATGCAAGTTTGACGAATGAAAAACGAAGTGTCAAAATCTTTAAAGATTTAAACTTAAATTTTAATCCTAATGCTGTTACAAAAGATATAACAAAACTAACTGATGTTGAAGCTATCAAAAGAAGTGTTAAAAATCTAGTACAATTAAATCACTATGAAAAACCATTTCACCCAGAGATTGGTTCTAATGTTCGTGCAACACTATTTGAAAATATGACACCAATTACAGCTGCTGTTCTTACAAGACAGATTGAAGATGTAATTAGAGATTATGAACCAAGAGTGGAGTTATCAAGAGTAGATAGTATTCCAAACATAGATGCAAATCGTTATGATGTAAGAATAGAATTTTTTATTGTTAATGCACCAGGCGAACTAATAGCATTGGATACAATTTTAGAGAGAGTAAGATAATATGGCAACCACAGATAAAAGACTCACAATTACAGAATTAGATTTTGATGATATAAAAACAAACCTTAAAACCTTCATGAGAAATCAAACAGAGTTTACTGATTATGATTTTGAGGGTTCTGGTATGTCAGCTTTATTAGATGTACTTTCTTATAATACACATTACTTAGCAATGAATGGTAATCTACTTGCAAATGAAATGTTTATAGATACTGCATCACTCAGGTCTTCTGTCGTATCTCATGCTAAGACTTTAGGATATACTCCTAGAAGTTCACGAGCCCCAATAGCAAATGTAAATATTACTGTAAACACCTCAAGTGTTGATACTGCAACTCTTGCTAGAGGTGCTAAGTTTACAACAACTGTTGATGATGTTTCTTATACTTTTGTTGTTGCAACAGATATTACTCAAACAAGAGTCGGTGGTAGTTTAACATTTTCAAACTTACCTTTATATGAAGGAACTTTAATTACAACACGATACACAGTTGATACAGGAAATATAGACCAAAGATTTATTATTCCAGATAGTAATGCTGATACAACAACTCTTACTGTACAAGTTCAAGCCTCAGCTTCAGATTCTACAACTACAACTTATACTCTTGCAACAGATATAACTCAAGTATCAGGAACTGCTGATAATTATTTTTTACAAGAAGTTGAGAATGGTCAATTTGAAATTTACTTTGGTGATGGTGTAATTGGTAAAGCTGTTTCAGATAACAATATTATTATACTACAATATGTTGTTACAAATAAAGAAGCCGCAAATGGAGCATCGACATTTACTCCTCCATCTTCTATTGGTGATTCTTCTGATAATACTGTAAGCACTGTTACAAGTGCAGTCGGCGGAGCAGAACCTGAATCAATTCAAAGTATTAAATTTAATGCACCATTGGATTATTCAAGTCAAGGTCGTGCTGTTACTTCAAATGATTTTAAAACAATTATACCAACACTATTTGCAAATACACAATCAGTTCAAGTATGGGGCGGTGAAGATAATGACCCTGCCGTTTACGGAAAAGTTTTTGCTTCTGTTAAAACAACAACAGGTTCAAATCTAACATCAACTCAAAAAACAAGTTTAGAAACAGCATTGAAAGCTTTTACAGTAGGTTCTATTCGAACAGAAATTGTAGACCCAGAAACAATTAAATTAAGATTGACTGTTACTTACAAATATAACTCTACTGCAACTACAAAAACATTAAGTGATATTTCTTCTCTAGTAACAACTACACTTACAAATTACAATACAAATAATTTACAAGTATTTAATCAACCATTTAGATTTTCAGAAATTGTCGGACAGATAGATGATACTGATAGTTCTATTGTTTCAAACATTACGACAGTTCAAATGGCAAAAGAATTTACGCCTACTTTAAATACAGCAACAGCTTATACAATAGATTTTAAAAATGCATTTTACAATCCTCATAGTGGTCACAATTCATCAGATGGTGGCGTTATCTCTTCAACAGGTTTTATTTTATCTGATGATACGAATGAACAATTTCTTGGTGACGATGGTGCAGGTAATTTAATTACATACTATATCTCTGGCACTTCAAAGATTACTGTTAATTCTACCTTTGGTACTGTTGATTATCAAAATGGAAAGATTGTAATCTCGTCAGCAAACATAACTTCAATATCGAATGTTGATGGTGCGACCTCAAGTGTTATTCGTGTCGTTGCAAATCCAAGTTCATATGATGTTGTGCCTTTACGAAATGATATTTTAGAAATAGATTTATCAAACTCCACTGTAACAGGTGCAGTAGATAATATTACATCAAGTGCTGGTTCTTCTACAACAAGTTCATCTTCTTCTGTCACTACAGCTGCAACTACAACCACTTATGTAAGTTCATCTAGTACATCAAGTGGTTACTAATGTCTTCTTCAATATTTGATAAAAAACTTTCACCAATATTAAGTGATGTACTGCCAGAATTTATCAAAGCAGACCACCCTAAGTTTATTAAATTTTTACAAGATTACTTTAAGTATCTTGAATCTGCTCAACTCACAATCACAGGTGAAGTTAATTATGTATTACAAGAAACCACATCTACAAATTATGTACTAAATGAAAATGGTGATGAGAATATTGTATTAGAGGATTCTGTTGCGAAGTTTACTGTTGGTGAAACAATTACAGGTAGAACATCAAAAGCAACAGCAACGCTTTTAGTAGATGATTTTGACGATAATCAAAAATTATATATTACATCAAATCAAAGATTTATTACGGGTGAAACAATAGACGGTGGCACATCAAGTTCTACTGCTACTGTTTCCCAATATCGTGCTAACCCTATTCAGACTATTCAACAACTTTTAGAATATGCAAATGTTGATAATACAATATATGATTTCTTAGATGAATTTCGTAATTCATTTATGGAAGCAATACCAAACACACTTGCATCAGGTCTATCAAAAAGAAAACTAATTAAAAGTATTAAAGATTTATATACTGCAAAGGGTACAGAAAAAGGTCATCAACTTTTCTTTAGAATGTTATTTGACCAAGAGGCAGAACTTTTCTACCCAAGAGATAATATGCTTAAACCTTCCGACAGTACATTCGGAAATAAAAGTTTTATGCGAGTTGTCGAAAATGCCAATTCTGATTTTAGTGAGTTAGTCAATCAAACAATTACAGGCCAGTCAAGTGGTGCAACAATTACAGTTGAAAATGTAACAAGATTTACAGAGGCAGGTGTTCAGTATTCACAACTAGAAGTTTCATTCGAATCATTATCTGGAACATTCACAAACGGCGAAACTGTTACAGGCACATCAACTGTCACCGATACAACTTTAGGTGCTGTCATATCAGAGATAATGACTGGTGGTACAATTACTAATGCTGGTGCATTGTATGAGGTAGGTGATTCTGTCACAGTGAGTGGTGGTAATTCTGGTGCAGAATTAGTTGTAGAAGAATTATCAAAAGGTCAAATAGATGAAATCATTATTGACGATATTGGCACAGGATATACTTCAGGTACAAGTCTATCAATAGACAATAGTAATACGAATGGTTCTGGTCTTGCTGCTGAGATTCATATCGTAGGTGGTGCTCTTGCAGCTGAATCATTTACAGACCCAGCAGATGTCATTACAGAAGATAGAGAAACCGTTCAAGTTAATCATGTAGATAATTTTGAGTTACAAGATGCGACTGTCAATAATGCATATATTGTTTTAGATACAGATGCAGATGCTGGTGATAATATTTTATTTGAAGATGATAGTGGTATCTTACTACAAGAATTAAGTGCTGTTGACTATGCAAGACAACAATCACAATCAACAGATTTATCTGGTGATATAATATTAGAGAGTGGTTTTCAACTTTTAAGAGATACAGACTTTGATGAATTATCTTTAAGTCTAGAACAAAACTATGATACAGAATATATTGTAAATGAATCTGGTGAGTTTATAGAATTAGAAACTGGAACATTTACTTCTAGTGTTCAAGGTTCAATTCAAAGAATTAAAATAACAAACAAAGGAAATGGTTATACATCATTACCAACGATTACTGTAAGTGGTGGAAGTAATGCAGTTCTTACAGCTAAATCAACTTCAGGTGTTGGTGGTGTTTCTGCTTTAGAGGTAAGAAGTTTTGGTGCAACATATGACTCAGATGATACACTTACATTTAAAAATAAAATTCTATTAAAAGATATTTCTGGAACATTTACAACAGGTGAGGGATTTACAACATTCTCTGGTACTGTTAGTTCTTTTGATGCTACCTCAAGAATATTAACTGTCACCTCTACTAACACTTTTGATGAAGATGATATTCTTACAGGTTCAAGTTCAGGTGCAGTTGCAACAGTAATTCAAAATGAAAGAGCCACAGCGACAATTACAACAGGCTCTGTTGGACAATTAAAAGGTCAACATTCTGATACAACTGGTTTCTTATCTGCTGATGAAATGAGAATACAAGACTCTTATTATTATCAAGATTTCTCTTATGTCGTTAAAATTGGTGAGGGCATTAATAGTTGGAGAAATAGTATTAAGAGGGCTACTCACCCAGCTGGGTTTCAAGTCTTTGGTCAAGTTACTCTAACATCTTTAGTAAGTGCCAAACTTGCAACTCCGACAGGTTCAGGTATATCTGGGTTTACTGGTGATACTGAAACATTCTCACCAACTCTTGCTTCTACATTCGAAAACATATTTACTACTCATATTGCTAGAAGATTAGGAACACCGACAGATGGTACTGAATTAAATCCAAACCCAAATATAGGTTATACAGAACAACCACAAGAAACTTCTCAATTAGATAGTATTGTTTTAGATGGTACTGATTCAAGTTCAAGTAACTCTGGTGATGATTTAGTTTTAGATGGTACAGATTCTAGTTCAAATAATTCTGGTGAAAAACTTCTTTTAGAATTAGGCACTCTTCATTTACAAGATGCATTATTACTAGAAGATAGTACAGGTGTATTTCAATTACTTATTGATTCAACAGCAATTTCACCGAGGGGTGATTTAGAAAATGTAGGAGAAACAATTATACTAGAAGATGGCACAGGCGATGAAGATGATACCTCACTCTTTAGACCACCACCAAATAAAAGAGAAGTTTCACTTGTAAGTTCTATTTCATTAAGACTAGATGGCACAAGAGGTTCTCAAGTTACTGGACCATTCTTACATAATTTAAATTTGTATGGTTTTATGGAACCAGGGTTTCTTGGAGATGACCAAAACATTAATTCATATTATACACTTGAACAATTTAGTTCTTTTACATTTGAAGATTTAAATTTTGGTACGACTCTTACTTTAGAGAATGACGATTCTGGAGATTTTATCACTTTAAATTCATCGGCTGCAGGTGGTATTGATGAAAACGATAATATTGTTTTAGAAGACTTTAGTTCTGATTATTCAGTGCTTGCAGGTGTATCTCAGAACGGAAGAATTGTAAACGAAGACAACCCTGGCAATATGATATTACTAGATGGTATTGATTCAGTGTCTTCAGACCAGAATGAAAAGTTTTTAGTGGAAGATACTGTTGTAGATAATTCACCATTTACAACTAAGATTGAAGTTCCACCAAGAGGTGAAATAAGAATTACTACTACTGCAAGATTTAATCAGTTTGATAATGACTTTGTAACTTTCGATAATATTGAACAAACATTTGATGAGGCTTCAGGTACTGCCGATACTCAAGGTAGTGTATTACTTGAAACTGGGAGTTTCGTATTACTTGATGGTACTGATAACTCAAGTACTAATGCAGGTTCTAAAATTACAATTCAAGGGCCTTCAAATTTACTTGACTTCTCACAAACCATTTACAGGTTTGATGATGTACTTGGTGTACCATTCGCAAGATTTGATACAGGCCTCGTATAGAAAGTGTATAAATAATAAGAGATAT